GTGGTTGGAATGATTTAATTACCGGTAGAACATTAAATAACAATCCTCTTGATGTTATGACGGGGGCCACTCCCGATTATTCGTATCCTGAAGTTTTAAACAGAAAATGGGCGAATGAAAGAAAAAACAGATTGGGTATTTTAAAAATATATTTAAATGGTAGACCTATTGCAAAAATAAAAGATTTTGAAGAGGTAATACCTTCAAATAGAGGTGTTCAACCATTCATACAATCATGGGGAGGTGGTACACCATTAATGATGGGTATTCACGAAGGTGTTTCTGAATTTAATATAAAAACAATAAAATATTATGAAGAACCGTTAAATTTTGTTCAGGTTTATCATAATTTTATGACCAGACTGAATGAGTTTGATTTTGAAATTTGTGGTGTTAAATGTGATGATAATTTAATTGGTTCAGGTACGAATTTTAATTTAAATCTTAAGGCAATTTTCACTCCAGGATCTATTAAATCAAAATATATATTAACGTCAGATAAACCATTATTTGAATCTATAACATTAAATTTTGTTAATAATCTTGGTGTGATATCGGGATCACCAATAACAATAACAAATTCAGTATCAATAGAGCAAAATGGTACTAGTGGAAGTACGATTGTTAATTTGAATGATGATTACAATTTATTAAATGCCACAGCATCTTATGATCAATTAAATGTTGTTCCAAATACAATTAATGCTCAATATACAATAAATTATGAATTTATATTTGCACCAAAAAATGATTTAACATATCTAATAATTCCAAATAACGATATAAATTATAATATATTACCTAACGGGGATTTGTCTTATTTAATAATACCTAATAACTTAACACACTTAATAATCCCAAATAACGATACAATATATACAATTATACCTAACGGAGAATTGTCTTATTTGATAATACCAACCGGTGATCTGAATCACGAAATTTTGGAATAAATTTAATATGAAAAAATAAATAGTAAATTAAAGATATTTATAAATAAAATAAAAAATGGCAATAGGTGCAAGAATATTAAGTAATAATTTGAGTGGTAAAACAACAAATGTTACTTTTAATCCAACTTCCGGTGGATCGTTTAATTTGGGTGTCAAAACAGTTCCATTTAATTATTATGACACAAACCCATATGGTATATATGATTTGTACTTTGGGGAATATGATCACACATATTCTTTATTGGTACCCGATCCAACACCATTAGAATTAAGTTTAGAAACAGAAATTTTACCCGGTTCAATAATTGGTAAATTTAACTTAATTTCTAATCGTAGAGTTAGTGGTAACGTTACTTTATATTTTGAAATGTTTTTAAGTTTATTTTCAGGTGGTTCGGTGACTATTTCTACTGGTGTTACAATAAATCACTCAAACTTAACAGGACAAACAATTGTCACAATAAATGAAGAATATAGTAATTTGACCGGTGAAGTTTTATTTGGTCAACCGATTTTATCGGGGGCACCTCTTGGTTCTATTGCAGAAATCTTTTTAATTAATGCCCCAACACCAACGCCAACAGATACACCTACACCAACACCAACAGATACACCAACACCAACGCCAACGCCTACAATTGATCCATTTGGACCAATTTGTGTGTCCGATGCGGGATCATCTATTGTTAATGGTACATACACATTTGTGGGAATTGTAGATGGTAAAAATTCATATTCAAATGAAAATAATTTTATAGTTTGGGAGCCAGGATTTGGAGGATTTTGGTTTATAAAAAATATAGGAACTAGTTATTATTTTAGTAGCGACAATGTTGCAACACCTGATTTAGTTACTACGTGGGAATTAACTGGTCCGGGACAAAATCCTTTACCAATAGTTACATCAGGTACGTGTCTGTCACCGATTTCAGGTTGTTATACATCAGTTCAATTTGATGTAACTACAGATTCTACATATGTATTTTGGACTGATTGTTGTACAGGACAACAAAAAAATGATCTCATAAATTCTGGTGTTACAGAATATACACCTTTTGATAATAGTTGTATATCAGGTGGAACTTTTTATTTAGATTTATTCCCAAGTTACACTATAACTTATGTTGGTGATTGTCAGTGTCCACCATTAGATGAAGTTCTAGTAGATCCAATAATAACAGATAATAATGAATATATTTCAATCGGTGAGGGATTTTATCTTCAATTTATTGAATAAAAGTATAAAAAAATAAAAAAAAATAAAATGTTAACAGGAAAAACAATTGGTCAATTAACGAATTTAAACAGAATCACACAAGATTCACTTATACCAGTACAACTTGATGGTCAAACATATCATGTGATATATTCAGGATTTGTTGAACAGGTTTCAGATTTGATACCACAAGGTGTTGATAGTGGTACAACCGCGGTGTTGGTTTACGGTATTAATGTAATAACAACAGCAACAACTGAAAATTTTGCAGTAAAATTACCCACAACACCAATTAAAGGTAAGAGAGTTAGTGTTGTTAATAAATCCGATAGATCAATTAGAGTATTCCCATCAAATGGTGGTGGTGATATTAATGGTATAGTAGACGGATTTTTTAGAGTACCTAACGATGGTATATCATATGATTTTGTATGTTATGAAAATCCATTACCTGGCGGTTGGTCAACAACTGTAACACCATTAAGTTCAAATGTGGCGGATTATCCAATTTTTGAGATTAGTCATACTGGTGGAACAGAAACAAAGGCTTTCGGTGTATACGATTATTTTCAAGCACCATCAATAGGTATTGGTTCAGGTATAAATGTTGATACAAGTTTAATTTTATATCCTGATAGTCAATATTGGCACAGTTTTTCAACACCACAATCAATTAGTAAATTAACGGTAACAACAAATATATTGGACACTGAAGCCGATGGTAAGTATGGATTATTTGTTGGTATATATAAAGCATTAAAAGTTTCTCCTAACGGATCTTCTTCAGGTCTTCAAGGTGGTGGGGTTGATATTGGTGGTGATCTCGTTGGTATTGAATGGTATCCATACACATATACAACTAGAGTAACTCCAGGATCTTCTGTTGTTAATAATCCAACTCAGATAGGTGATTCAAATACACTCGGTGCAGTTCTTGATTTGAGTCTTAATCCAAATGGTCCAACATATGCCGGTCCAATTGATGCGGTGTTTAACCCGTACAGTAATGAATATTATGGTTTTGGTATTATAATACCTGCAACATATCCAAGTAAAACATATAAATTTAAATTTGTTGCTGAAACAGTATAAAAAACAAACCCTCTAAATTAGAGGGTTTTTCATTTAAAAAGATATTTATATTAAAAAGAAAAAATCATGTTAACAGGAAAAACCATCGGTCAATTAACTAATCTAGCAAATCCCACTTCGGACACATTATTTCCGGTAGAATTAAGTGGGTCAACATATCATATAGATTTTTCATCTATAACTAATAATCTAACATTTGAGGATATTACTTACTCAGAGTTATATGACAAATATACAGGTGCAACATTTGTTGCCGGTTCTTATTATAGAATAACAGATTTCCAAACTTGTTATGATCAACCTGATTATGATTACAATAAAAATTCCATAGTCGGAAATAACTATAAAGTTGCGGATATTGACTCAATAATTGTGTTTGCAACATCAAATTCAACTTTATCTGAAAACGCATATCAACCTTCTTATCCAAAAGATAGTATTAAGTATGATATAACATTTAATGTGACAGAAAGAACTGGATCACCAGCTAAAGGTAGAATAACAGAAAGAATTGATGAGTTTAATAACAGAACTGATTACGATCATAGAACAATTTTATTCAAAAGATATAGATACTATGAAGTTTCACTAAACAATCCATATCAAGGAACTGTTAGTGTTGCGGATATTTCTTCAACAGAAATGACAGTTTTTGGTACTGATACTATTTTCTTAAGTACTCTTATAGTGGGCGATAAGATTGGTTTTGAATCGGTTAATAATGATTTTAGGGTTTTTGAAGTAACAAATATTGTAAGTGATACCGAAATGGCTATTACAGGATTAACAACCGTAACTTTAGGTCCAAATACTAAAATGTATGGTACCTTTTGGGACGAATATGGTAGTTATTATCAAAACAATGTAGATGACCCTTCTTTATTTGGAGAGTATTATACTTTTGACGGTACTGGTAATTATAACAATTATATTGGTAATCATGCCAATTTATATCAAGAGAATGAAAATGACTTTATTTTAGCTAATAATGTTTTTCATAATAGATTTATAGGTAATAAATTTGGTCATAGTTGTTATAATAACACATTTTTTCTATATAGTCCAAAATAGTTTTTATAGAAATAATATTATGAATGATTTCCGAGATAATGAAATAAGTGGAGGAGACTTTCAAAATAACGAAATAGGTAGTCAGTTCAATAATAATAAAATTAAACAACAATTTTATAAAAACGATATTGGTAATGGATTTTATAATAATGAAATTTATTGGGGAGGTAATGGAAATTTAATTGGTAACGGATTTAACAATAATAACCTTTATTGTGTGTTTTATGATAATGTTATCGGTGAATATTTTGAGAATAACACATTAGGTGATATTTTGAATCCTTCTAGTAGAGATTTTTATGAAAATAGAATAGGTACTAGATTCTCTAACAATACAATTAACGAATCGATTTATAAAAACCAAATTGATCATGATTTTTATAATAACACAATAAACTCAGATTTTTATACCAATATCATTGGAGAACGATTTGAAAATAACACAATATATGGTCATTTCTACGATAACCAAATATTCAATGAATTTAAAGGTAATATAATATATCAAGAGTTTTACACCAATAAAACAGGTTGGGGTGTTTCAGGAAATGAATTTAGTGGGATTTGTGCCGATAATTCTTTCGGTTCATTTTTCTTAGGTAATGACTTTTTTGGTAATGTTTTTGCAAATATAATTAAGGATGGATTTACAAGTAATATTATCGGTGACGGATTTGTTGGTAACAACATAGGTTCTGCTTTTCAAGGAAATACAATTGCACAAAATTTCCAACATAATGAAATTGGTAGTTTCTTCCAAAATAATATAATTGATGAAGGTTTCGGATTTGGAGGATTTAACTCACAGAAAAACTACATTGGTGATATTTTCCAAAATAATATTATTGGAGAATACTTTTACAATAATAGAGTTGGTAATTACTTCCAAAATAACACTGTTGGTGATTACTTCCAATGGAATGTTATTGATACAGACGTTAGTGGGACTGATTTTACAACTAATTATGGTATTATAACATCATTTACGTATACTGCTTTAGGAACTAATAGAACGGATAATCCATGGTCAACACAGATTATTGAACTTTTTGAACCTACTAAATTTATAAATAGTGGAAACGGTGTTGGTTCTGACTTTCAGTTTACACCTGTTGGTGGTGAGGTTACAAGTATGTCACTTGTTTCATCAGGAACGTCTTTCAATGTTGGAGACACAATTACTATATTAGGTTCCGCTATTGGTGGTTCTGACGGTGATGGTGACATTGTAATAACAATAACCGGCGTAAGTCCTAATCCATCTGTATATGAATCATATACTTGTCATATTTTTGAAAGACAAGGTGGAAATAAAAGATTATCATATTACGATTCAAGTGATATATTAACAATTAAAGATATAAACGAATAAAAATGGCAACAACAAAATATATTGTAAATAACGTATCGGGACAAACAATACCTCAAATAAATTTAACAAGTCCTCTTAATTTTCCTGAAGGTAGTCAAATAGAATCAATACCTGAAAGTTCGGGTGATGGTTCAGGATTGACTACACTTATCCTAAAACCTGACGCAAGTACCGATGATAATCGTTACGTTGTTTTAGATCCAACCGGTCCTAATCACATTCACATTAGAGCCGGAGGTACTATTGATCAGAGTAACGCTGATTTAATAATTGGTGGTGAAAATAATAATCTATTAATAAGCGATTCATTAAATAAGGTACAAATAAAAACAACCGATGCAGAAGTTGAATTTATAGGATACATTGATAATGGATATGGTGATGGTCCAGGAGCAACACTACATGTTACCGATATGATTAACGGTACGATTACAGATGGTATGACAATATACGGTCCTGGAATACTTGGCGGTTATACTTTACAATTTGGTACTGTACTAACACCACAAGGAGATGGAGGAGTAGGTAACTACTTTCTACCAGGAGGTGATTTTTTAACAACTTCATCAACTTATATTGGCGGAGCAATAACTGCTAGTAACTGGACCTTCGGTGCAGACGGATCTTTAGAGTTTCCCGACGGATCTATTCAGACTACCGCAATTCCCGACTTAATAAGTAGTGGACCATCCGCACCAGGTAGTGCAGTGGTTGCCAATCCGACAAACGTAAACATTAACTTCTCAGATGGAGTTGGGACGGCTTGGAGTTTTTCTACTACAGGTCTAACCTTCCCTGATGATACGGTACAATCAACGGCATATGGACCTAAATATAAAGTGTACACTGCTTTATTAAGACAATCTGGAATAACTGACCCTGTTGTTACTGTTTTAGAAAATACTATTGGTGATATAGTTTGGACAAGAAATAATGTCGGATATTATTTGGGTACTTTAAGTAACGCTTTTCCTGAGAATAAAACATTCATAATTTATACTCATGATGGTCTTAATGGAAATACAGGATTTCCTGGAGGAGTTAGAATATCAAATAACGAAGTTCAGTTAGTCTTTAATGATGGAATTGTAAATGTTGGAGACTATATTGATATTGGTCAAGATGCGATAGAATCAATAGAAATAAGAGTGTATAATTAAGAAATAAAAAATAAAAAATAAATAATATGAGAATCTGTATATTATGTGAAGTATCTAAACTTTCACAAGTTAGAGAAAAAATGAAAAATGATAACATCTTAAACATAGATTTATCACCAACCGGAGAATCACCCGCAACACATAAAATGTGTGTTATGGCGATACCCGAAAATAAAGCACAAGAAATGATTAGTTCTGCTGAATTAACAATAATTGAAGCGATGAATCCAAAAGAATTTTTGGAAAAACATAATCTTAAAAAAATTGGAAAATACGGATTGTTATAAAATAAAAAAAAACTTTATCACAAAGGACGAATCCAATCAGATAATTAACTGGTTGGATTCTGTCAATCATATAGGTAATGATAGTAATTACCATCTCACTGAACTTTCAAAAACATTAAAGGGTAAATCTTGTATATTCGATATTTCAAATACCTATTTAACAAATTACATCACAAAATTTCAATCAATATCTGACGTTTCAAAAGAACCTTTACCTGATTTTATCTATAAAATAATAGATAGAATATCTGAAGAATTTAATTTCCCAAAAGACAATATTTTTTTACAGGCTGTAGACATGAATAAAGGTGGAAAAATAAATCCACATTATGATGCGTCAATTGATGGTTATGTTAATTACAAATGTAATATAAGTGTATTATCTGAGGATTATGATTTTTTTATTGATAGGGAATCAATAAAAATTCAAGAAACAGATTTATATGGATTTGAAGCTTCTCTTTATAAACACTGGACAAATGAATTTAATTCAAGAAGAGTTTTTTTGAGTTTCGGATTTATTTTGAAATATGAGGATCTTGGTAGAAATATAAACGACCCGAGAGTTAGATTAAGTAAAAGAATTGAGAAATACTTTCAAAAGTAAAATATTTATAAAATAAACCTATATGGAATTTAATATAAGACAGGGAGCAACTGAACCAATTTTAAAATTAAGATTAATTGATGATGGTAAAAACGACAAGTCATCTTTTAATGATATGTTAGAAAATTCAAATATCACATTTGATATGTATGATTTTAAAACAGAAGAACCTCAAATTTTAAATGGTCAGTGTTTAATAACCACAAGAACCAAGAAATACGACCAAACAACCGATGAATATTATATTACATATAGATTTACAGAAGAAGGTACATCTGTAAAAGGTAAATTTGAAGGAATTGTTACCATTCAATTTTTAGACACAAATTCGAATCCAACAACAAAATTAATTGTTCCGTTAAAAGAAAAACTATTTATCAACATTTTTTGATTTAGGGTAAAATTTTTATTATATTTATTAATGTTAAGACAAACTACCGATTTTCGGTAAGCTAATGTGTCACATTTAAAAATATAATAATGAAAGATGTTATCTCTCAGGAAGTTATCGAGAGCTTCCTAAACGGTGCAGATCCCGAAGAATTTATCGTTGGTGTAGAATACGATTATCCCACAAATAAAATTTATAAAATTATACAAGACCCCCAAAAGGGTAAAGTTGTTGTTCCCGACACGTTCACACCATTTTTGTGGGTTTCAGATCTAAATGGATTAAATTTTTACGGTAATAGTAAAATGACTCAAAAGAAAAAAATGGGTGAATTTGGTATTATTATCGAAAAATTAGAAACTCACGGTAATGAACGATTAGAAAACGGAATGAAGTTTCTTGTTAAGAGTATTAAAGGTTATACAGAATTAATTAATTTTTTTAGGTTTGGTGGGTTAAATCCTTGGGGTGATGAAACTAAAAAATATTTCACAATATTATCACCTGTTGAACAATATCTTATTCAAAAGAAAAAAAGATTGTTTAAGGGTATCGATGATTATAGTGGTGTACATAGACTTGTATTTGATATTGAAACCACAGGTCTTGAACCTGAAACCAATAAGATAATCTTAATTGGTATGAAGGATAATCGTGGTTTAGTTAAAACAATCGACGCTTTCGGTGATGATGGTGAGAAAAGATGTATCGAAGAGTTTTTTAAAACAATAAAAGAATTAAAACCAACAATAATTGGTGGATACAATTCAGCTTCATTTGACTTTCCGTTTATACTTAAAAGGGCGGAAATACTTGGTGTTAATGTTGAAGGGTTGACAAGTATTTTAACCTCACAGGGAATAAAAGAAAAAGAAGGTATATTAAAACTCGCTAATGAAATCGAACCATATACCCAACATATCATTTGGGGTTTCAATATTATTGATATTGCACATTCTGTAAGAAGAGCTCAGGCGATAAACTCAGAAATCAAATCTTGGGGTTTAAAATATATAACAAAATATCTCGAAAAGGAAAAAGAAAATCGTGTTTATGTTGACGGTCCATTTATTTCCAAAATTTACTTAGATAATGAATTATACTACGTAAATCCAAAAACGGGAAAATATAAAAAAATTGGTGAGAAAGGTACTGAAGGACTATTGGAAAAATATCCTGGTAAATATGAAATATGGTCAGGTAAAAGAATTGTAGAACAATACTTGGATGATGATCTTTATGAAACGATGATTGTTGATGATTCTTTTAGTCAGTCTACATTTTTACTTTCTAAATTAGTACCTACCACTTATGAGAGAGTTGCAACAATGGGTACAGCAACATTATGGAAAATAATAATGTTGGCATGGTCTTATGAAAATAATTTGGCAATACCTGAAAAAGATGAAAAGAGGGCAATTACAGGTGGGTTATCAAGATTATTAAATGTAGGTTATGCGAAGAACATTGTTAAATTTGACTATGCATCTCTTTATCCATCAATTCAACTTGTATATGATGTGTTTCCCGATTGCGATGTTATGGGTGTACAGAAATCAATGTTGAAATATTTCCGTAATATTCGTATCAAATATAAAAGACTTGCCGGTGAACTTTCTAAAACAAATCCTGTTGAGGCGGAAATGTATGATAGGAAACAATTACCTATTAAAATTTTCATCAATGCATATTTTGGTTCATTATCTGCACCACAAGTATTTCCGTGGGGTGATATGAATATGGGTGAAACTATTACATGTGTGGGTAGACAATGTCTTCGTATGATGATTATGTTCTTTATGAAGAAAGGTTATAAACCACTTGTAATGGACACTGATGGTGTTAACTTTGAAACAACTGCCGAGTTTAATGATATTTTTATGAGAAATGAGATGGGGTTAGATATTGATTATGTTGCCCCATCTTGTATCAATGTTTCAAGAAAGAATTACATCATTAAATTAATTAAGAAAGGTAAGGAAAAAATAAAATTAACAGGTAATACGATTAAATCAAAAAAATTACAACAGTATATTGTTGAGTTTTTAGATGAAGGTTTAAAATATTTGTTAAATGGTGATGGACATTCATTTGTTGAATTATACTATTCATACGTTGAAAAGATATATAATAAAGAAATTCCACTATCTAAAATAGCAAACAAATCACGTGTAAAACAAAATGTGGAAGATTATAAAAAACACATAAAGAAAACAACTAAGGCAGGATCACTGATGTCAAGACAAGCTCATATGGAATTAGTTATTCAAAATAACTATCCTGCCGGTTTGGGTGAAACAATATATTACATCAACAATGGTCTTAAAAAGTCTTCGGGTGATGTACAAAAAATAAGTAAACCAACTAAAAAACAACAAGAAGAATACCTACAAAAACATGGTGTAGAAATGCCGAACGATTTCATAGAAGTTAATTGCTACATGATATCAGAAAAAGATATTCAAAATAATCCCGACATGACCGGTGATTATAATGTGCCTCGTTATCTTAATAATTTTAATAAAAGAATAGAACCTTTATTAGTTGTGTTTAAACCTGAGATAAGGGAAGATATATTAATAGAAGACCCAAAAGATCGTCAATACTTTACAAAATCACAATGTGAATTAATCAGTGGACATCCATTAAAAGAAGGTGGTCAAGATAATTTTGATGAAGTTATGACACTTTCAGATAGTGAGGTGATATTTTGGAATAGAGTTAATCGTGACCCTTATTTTATGTATGTGGAAGATAGTTTAAGTTTAGTTGATCAATATTGGGTTGATCACAATAGAAAAGTTGTTTCATTACAAGAAAACTCTGTTATAAGTAATGAAGATGAAATAATTGAAACGAATGGTAATGATTTTGCATACCACGCAGATCATGTTTAGATAATATTGATCGGACTTGGCATTGCTCTAAATTTCAATGAACCATTAAGGAATTCCGCCTCGTTTTTCTTTCTTTCTAAAAGTTTTTCGGGGCGGAGTCTTTCTAAACGTGCCATTAATTCTTCAACAAGTTTTAATCTTTCGTCTTTACCTTCTGTAAGTAATGAAGAGTAATCTAATTTAACCTCACTATCAGGAACTTTAAGGTCACCTGAGAATTTACCCCAAATTCTTGCCAAACCTTCTTTACAATAACCAATAAAATATTTTCTAACCCAGTTTTGTGAAGGTTTATTAAGATCATCCCAAGTTAATGGATCGGTCATAACATCTGAAGGTAATCTGATAATATCTTTGTTTTTCTCTAAACATTCATCTCTATTGTCACCGGCATCATAATACCAATACCAAACTCTTGTATTTTTATTTATTGATCCAAAATCAAATTTACCACCCGGTACATTAAGTAAGTGTACTATTTTAGTTCCATTTGGACCTGCAGTTATTCTATATGTTAAATCACCACCAATTAATCTATTTTTTAAATTCCTATCACCCATTCTTAATAATAGGTCAAACGCGGGTAATAAGAAATAAGAACCTGACGCACCTACTTGTGCGAAACCCCCGACACCACCAAATGCAACACCCCCAAGACCACCAAAACCACCTAAAAATGGGTCAACAATAGAGTCGGTTAATGTGGCCCTTGTAAACCATAATAATTCATTAATTTCACGTCCTGCGGGGATTACATATGTTTGTTGATTTTGTACTAAATCAAAATAATCTTTTTTAAGTTCCCATGGACCGTTTGCTTGTAACCCCACTATCTTTGAATATGCGTAAGTGTATTGAGTTTCATAATCTAAACTTCTATTTGTAAATGCCCTTGTTAATGAGTTGTTATCAACGTCCAAATTAGCCAATGCAGACCATTGTGATTCGATTAACCAATCGTTTACATATTGCTCATATTCTGATATCGCCAGCTGTAAAAAACTATCCATTTGTTCTTCAGTTAACTCTACTCCTCTAACTGGCATACCTAAAAGGTGTAAAACTTGGGTAAATAATTTGTCTTTTTCTTCCGGTGTTATAATAGTCGCCGCCATAATTTGTTTATTTACTATAAATATCTTATATTTCGGTATTATGACATTACAAGAAAGATTAAAAACATTAAAAATCGATCCTCTTTTAAAAATGTCATTAAATGACGAAATTTCTAAAAGTTGGCAAAGAAATAATAGAATAAAATTATTTTTAAGAGAGGAGATAAATAAAATTTTAAGAGAAATTTATGAACCATTGGGTATGTGGAAACAGAACCCGAAATCAGAAAAAAAAGATATTGGTGTTATAATAAATAATGAATGGTCGCCATTAATGCAAGCAGATACAAATTACAGTTGTCATACAATAATTGCTAATAGGTGTAATAAATTTTTAGTTAATCTTTATAGGGTAAAAGGTATTGAAGAAATTATAATTGATAATGAGATTTTTTCATATAAAAATCAAATAATTTTTAATATTAACGACACTGAAAGTGAAACTATAGAAAAAATAAAAAAATTTTTAAAAATTGTTAAATATAAGAAAAACGATATTTTTCTTATAGGTTCTCCTATGTACCATGAATTGATTGAATTATTTAATAAAACGATGGGTATTGGTGATAAAGCACAAAAATTTTATGAAGAAAACATTAATGATTTTTTTGACGATATCGTAAATTATGTTTCAACAAAAGGTAGAGGTGATTATAATGATAGAAAAGAAGGTATTGATCTGTGGTTAAATCATCAATCAAAAAAAACAACACATCAAATAAAAAGTATATGTAATATTGAGGAACATGACGATTATTATTTTCTTGATGTTAGTGTAAGTCAGACATCAAAATGTAACTATTACGTTTTCGTATGTATCGGTAAAAGAATTGTTATTTTTGAAAATAATAAATCAAAAATTGAAATAAAAAACAATGGTGTTTATTTTCCTAAAAAATTATTATATAAAGAAAAAATATATGATAGATAAAAAAATAGACGAACTATTTAGGATATGTGTAATAAATAATTTTGATTTTATTTTACAAAGAGAAGGTGAGAATAATTTTATAAATCACACTTTAGAACCTAAAAAAGAAATTATTGTAAATTTTTCAAATAATGAAGATAAAAACTTTGTAAAATTGTTAGATGAAAAAATTGAAGAATTAAAGAATATTATTCAATAATTCAGTACTGAAGTTTTCAGAATATTCACCGTCACCCATTACCTGATCAATAATACCCTTCTTTTTATTTAAGATATTATATATTATCATTTCAATAGTGTTTTCAAATATTGGATAATATACGAGAACACTATTTTTTTGTCCGTATCTGTACGCCCTATCTTCCGCCTGTGAATGGTGAGCGGGAACAAAAGAAAGATCATTCATAATAACCCCTTCAGCCGCAGTTAATGTGATCCCAACACCACCGGCAACAATGTTAGAAATAAAAACTTTTATTTTACTTTCATTTTGAAATCTATCCACACTTTCCTGTCTTTTTTGTTTAGACATACGACCGTCTAATATTACAGAATTTTTCTTGTATTTTTCTTGTAACAGTTCTAATGTACTTGTGAAATTAGTAAAGACAATTACTTTCTTATCTTGTTCAATAAATTTGTCAATTAACTCACAAGTGTATGGTACTTTTTCTTGTGCGATAATTTGTCTAACTTTCATTAGACGATTAATCGTGACACTCAGACTTTCTTCTTTTTTATTTTCTTTAGATATTCTCATGAATTCTTCTAACTCTTCATTATAAAAAGTACTTTTTAAATCCAAGAAAACGGGTGTTATTATCTTTTCAGGTAGATCAAGAATATCGGTTTTCATTCTTCTTAAAACAATATTCTTAGTTCTTTCACGTAATTCGTCTAAATTACTAGCGCCACTTGTATTCCACACTTTTCTATTACCAACCCTGAATTGATACCCCTTACAATATCTGTAAACATAATGTTGCCAATTTAAAGTTAATGGGGATTCCACAATCTTTAAAAGATTATAATAGTTAATTGGTCTTGATGTCATTGGTGTGCCTGTTAATAACCATACTTTAGGTATCTTACTTAAAACGTCATTTAACAATCTTGTTCTTTGTGCTGTATTGTTTGAAATATAGTGTGCTTCATCGACGATTGCAAGGTCAAATCCTGCGTTAACCAATAATTTATAATCTTCACTATCTTCACTATTATCCGTTGTGTGATAGTTTTTGATTATATCGTAATTTATAATATAATAATCAAAAGTAGAACCCCACTTCCTACCCTCAACAATTAATATTTTTCTATCACTATAATTTCTTATTTCTCTCTCCCAATTTATTTTAAGTGAAGCCGGACAAACAATTAAAATCTTTTTTGCTTCAGACTCCAAAGAAGCGATGACAGCAGATGTTGTTTTACCTAATCCCATATCATCCGCAAGAATAAATTTATTGTTGGCCAATAATTTTTCGATCGCCACTTTTTGATGTTCTAATGGTGGTCTTTTTTCATATTTTGAGTAATCAATGATTCTATCTAATTTTTTCTCTTCTTGTAGTATTGCCCCTTTTGGTAACCACATTGCGTGGTTTTGTTCAGTGTCTAAAATCTTACCCCAAATGTGATATGCTTTATCTGTCTCACACAATAATTTTTCACACCAAATCTTTTCAGGTACTTTTGGTAATAATTTATCTTCTCTGATTTTTTCACCAAAACTTGGTACTAAATTCAGATATTTTCTAGCAACTTTAGGTTTAACCGTATGATATTTTAATACATAATCAGATTGTGGTCTAGTTAATTTGAAATTTTTAACATTTACAAATTTATCTTTCCACTCTAAAAGTTGGTTATTAAACCCATCATAAACAGATAATATTTCTCTGGCTTCTACTTCTGGTATATTTTTCTGCATATTAACTAATATAAGTAAATAGAATGTATTTTTAAACTATTTATTAGGTATGGACAATAAATTACCTATAACAAGACTATCCAAGTTTTTCTCTCAAGAAGATTTTGATTTCAATTTAGAATTGGGTCAGGAATACTTACATGGTGATGTGAACATGAAAGTAGTTGTATATCGTGTTGATAGACAAAAAACAGATAATGACAATGTTTATGGTGAGGTTGGTATGGACGAAATAAAATTTTTTCCTCCTGTTGAAATAAATGCTTTGGTAAAAATAGAAGAACCAAAAAATAATTCATATAAAGGGGGTTTGATTCGTTATAGTGAACACGGGAATATGACAATTTCTGTATACATCAAACATTTAGACGAATTAAAAATAGATATAAAATATGGTGATTATGTGGGGTATCCCGAATCTGAAACTAAAATGAGATACTATCAAGTGACAAATGACGGTAGAGTGACATCTGATGGTAAACATAAAATGTTCGGTTATAAACCACATTATAGAACAATAACTTGTGCATTTGTACAAGAAGGTCAATTTAGAGGAGTTTAAAATGGGTATACCTAAAAAGAAAAATAATATTCAAGTTTATCTCGGTAAAGAATTATTACCGAGAAGACAGGAGTTGTTAGATTTTATTACTAAATCAGATCCATACTTACCCGATTCTATTTTACATGATGATTTGGATAGAGGTATGTTAGATTATGTTGAAAAGAATTTTGTTGTTGTTTCTGATGGTAAAAAAATACCCATGATCCCAAGAATTTTAACAATACAAAGATGGGCGGAATTACAAAATACGTGGGAATATAGTGATGAGGAGGGAAACATAAATTTACCTTTTATTTCTGTAGTTAGGAAACCAGATGTTCAGCCAGGTACAAATCCATCCGTATTAAGGACTATTCCCGATAGACATAGATTTCATTATTCTACAGTTAAAAAACAAGATGCTAATGGTATGTTAGGTGCTGATGTATATAAAATACCACAACCAATACCTGTAGATATTAGTTATGACGTTACAATTGTTTGTAATAAATTCAGAGACTTGAACAGATTTAATAAGATGGTTATGCAAAATTTTAGTTCAAGACAAGATTACACAACAATAAAGGGACATTACGTACCATTAATTCTTGAAAGAATTGAAGACAATACACCTATGGATACAATTGATGGTAGGAGATTTTATGTTCAAAACTATCAATTTATTTTACTTGGATTTTTAATTGATGCTGAAGAATTTGAAGTTAAGCCAGCGGTTAACAGAACAATTTTATTAACCGAATTTGTTGATACGAAAAAAATGAGTAAAAAAGTGGTACCAAAAAATATAGACATAATAATCACAACATTATATGGTAATGGTATTCAGACTATATTTGGTGTTGGTGAACCTATGGATATATTATTTAATGTTGCAATAAACGGTCTGATTCAACAATTAGGTGTTGATTATTACCATATTGCGGGAACATCTAAAGTAACCTTTGTTACACCGCCTCCACCAGGTAGTGTAATAACAATAACATACTATAAAGGAACATCTAACGCAATTTTAGTTAACAATCAAGGTTTTGTTTTACAAGTTACCACTGAAAATTTCACATATGACGGATCGTCATTAATTTTTACAACATCTAACCCAATTAACGATATTGTTACATTTACAATAAATGGACTTATTGAAAGTGATGATATAAGTTTTAGTGTTACCGGTACAAATACAGTAGAACTAAGTTTTACACCTATTGTTGGGTCTAAAATTGGTATAACTTACACATATTAAGTTTCACCATATAAATCTTTTTTCTTTGGTTTACATAATTCTTCTATCATTTTTTCCACGACCTTATGAATTTTTAAACCATTTTTATCACAGTGTTTTTTTAACATTTCGTGGTGAATATCACTAATTTTTATGTTTTTTATTTTCTTTTCCATATCTAAAGATAAATAAAGATAATAAAGGATAGAATACTATCTTTTATGTTGAAGATAAAAAAATCTTTGGTAAAAATAAAGATATTTATAAATAAAAGTAATAAAAATATTTTAATCAAAAGAAAAATCAATGGCAACTTCAAACAGAGTATTCGTGTCACCAGGTGTGTACACATCTGAATTAGATTTAACATTTGTTGCACAAAGTGTTGGTGTAACTACATTGGGTTTGGTTGGGGAGACATTAAAAGGACCTGCTTTCGAACCAGTATTAATTACAAGTTTTGATGAGTTTAGAACATATTTCGGAACAACATCACCTGAAAAAGATGGTAATGGTAATCCAAAATATGAATTAGGATATGTTGCAAAATCATATTTAGAAGAATCTAATCAATTATTTGTAACAAGAGTTTTAGGTTTAACAGGTTACAGACCTTTTAACACTTTTGGTATTAGAACATTAGGTGGTGTTACTGTAGATACAACCGCAACTCCTACAACCACAAATGGTGGAATGTCAACAACAGCAGTTACATTAAGTGCGTTTTATACTGAACTATCAGATAAGTTAACAACAGATGGTACTACAATACCTGAGTATATAAGTGGAACAACATTTAATGGTGGTAACTGGTTTACAGTTGGACCTGTTCCTAATTCATCAGTATCTGGTTTAACTGGTACAACAATATCATCACCAATAGGTACAAACAATGGTAAAAATTGGTATAATGTTTATTATACTGAATCAACTCCAGGTGTAGATACAACAATTGATGGTGTTTATTCTTATTTATTTGTTTATCCCGATACAGGAAATACATTTACCGTAACTAGATTCAAGTATCCTGCTTCTTTAAATACGGATTATTCGAATGTTATTGTTGCGGCATTAAGATCTAGAGGTAGATATGTTGGTCAATCTTTAACATTAGAAGTGACAAATTCTTCAAATGTTAATATCACATCTTCTACATTAGATTCTGATCCTTTAAGTGAATTCAAATTAAGTGTTAATGGATTAACCGGTGGTCTTAAATCATATCAATGTAGTATGGATTTAACATCTTCAAAATATATTGGTAAAGTAATTGGTAATTCTGTATTTGATAAATCTTATGTTGAATTCCCTTTATATCTTCACGAGTCTTATCCTAATTTAGTTAAAAATTTATATAAACAAGGTTTAATTAGAGGTTTAAGTACTAGTAATGTTTATAATTTAGACCAACTCGATTTCGCGGAAAGATGGAGTACTGCATTGTCACCAACAGTAGTATCTGAAGTTCGTGGTGGTAAAGTTGCAGATCTTTTTGATGTTATCACAATATCTGATGGTGAAGCGTCTAATCAACAAGTAAAAATTACAATTGCTAACATTAATTTAGATACAAAAGAATTTGATTTACTTGTTCGTGATTTTAATGATACCGATGAAAATGTAGTGGCTCTTGAAAAATATTCAAGATGTTCTATGGACCCTGAAGTTCCGGGATATATTGCTAAAAAATTAGGTACGAGTGATGGTGAATATGAATTAAAATCAAAATTCATTATGTTGGAGATGAAAGAAAACGCACCGGCAGATGCAATTCCCGCAGGTTTCAAAGGTTTTTCAAGTAACACAAGTTTCGGAACAAATTCAATATTGGGTAGTTTAATGTATAAAACAGAATACTTCGATGCGGGTGATATCGTTGGTTATGAATCCGACGGATCTCCAATCACAACAAATGGAGATAAACCAAGAAAAGTATCTTTAGGTTTTTCAACTCAAGAAGGGTTCAAGTATGATAACGATCTTTTAAAATATAAAGGTTTAAGTTCAGAAGATACAACAACATATGCATTCCACTTATCTGTTAACGCCGCGTCAATTACGGGTATAACATATAAAACAACCCCATATGATTTAGAAGGTTTAAATAAAGATAAGTTAGAAAATATAACTTTCCGTAAGTTCACATTCGCGGCTTATGGTGGATTTGATGGTTGGGACATTTACAGAAATGTAAAAACAAACACCGATCAATACATATTTGGAAAAAATACATATGTGTCAAACTGGGAAAGTAATGGTGGTGTTTTCAGTTCTACTGAAGGTAACTCAGATTATTATGCTTTTCTAAAAGGTATTGAAACATTCTCAAATCCTGAGGCGGTAAATATAAATGTATTCGCAACGCCTGGTCTAAACTTTTATGATCACAATTCATTAACTAATCAAGCAATTGATATGGTTGAAGAAGAAAGAGCCGATTCATTATATATTATAAATTCACCAAATGTAGATGATGCCGAAGAAGTTGTTGGTATGTTAGATGATTTAGGTTATGATAGTAACTATTCAGCTACATACTGGCCTTGGATACAGGTAAGAGATGGTGATAATGCAACACAACTTTACATACCACCAACAGGTGAGGTATTAAGAAATGTAGCATTAACTGATAATGTTTCTTATCCATGGTTCGCGGTTGCGGGTTATTCAAGAGGTTTAGTTAAATCAATTAAAGCTGTTAAGAAATTAACATTGGACGAAAGAGACATTCTTTACAAAGGTAGAATAAACCCAATTGCGACTTTCTCAGATACAGGTACAATAATTTGGGGTAATAAAACCTTACAAGTTAGAGAATCTGCACTTGATAGAATTAACGTAAGAAGATTATTATTAAGAGCAAGAAAATTAATATCTGCGGTAGCCGTTAGATTATTGTTTGAACAAAATGATGATCAGGTAAGAAATGAATTCTTAAGATTGGTTAATCCAATAATGGAAGCAATCAAGAAAGAAAGAGGTCTTTATGATTTCCGTGTTACGGTATCAAATGCCCCTGAAGATATTGACGCTAACACATTGAGAGGTAAAATCTATATTAAACCTACTCGTTCTCTTGAATTTATTGATTTAGAGTTCATTATAACACCAACAGGTGCTTCATTTGATAATATATAATCTAAAAGGAGATAAAAATAAAGGTGGTCTAGTTGACCACCTTTTTTATTCTAAAAAATGTTTCACGAGAAACATTTATTTTATAAAGATTATATTTTTATATTTCACCCAGTATACTAGATCCAGTATTCTAGTTTTATATTATTTATAAACTTATTTTATTTATTGTAATATTTATACTGGGACCAGATATACTAGTAGTAAAAAACTACGAAAAATATTTGATAAAATCAATAATATCTAAAAATATTTTTTGATTTACGACATATTTATAATAAAGATAAAAAAAACAAAATAATCTACAATGGCAGATTTACTAATGAAAATGCCGGTTCCTTACGAACCGAAAAGACAGAACAGGTTTATCCTTCGTTTCCCTTCGTCTTTGGGAATTAACGAATGGTATGTAATATCAACACAGAGACCATCAGCAAAAATAAATGCAACTGAGATTCCTTTTTTAAATACCTCAACATATGTTGCTGGTAGATTTACATGGGATGAGATGAAAGTAACATTTAAAGACCCAATTGGTCCTTCTGCCGCACAGGCGTTAATGGAGTGGTTCCGTTTACATGCAGAATCAGTTACAGGTCGTATGGGTTATGCTGCTGGTTATAAAAAAGATATTGAATTAGAAATGTTGGACCCAACAGGTGTTGTTGTTGAAAAATGGATTCTTCAAGGTACATTTATAACAAGTTTAAATTTTGGTTCACTTGATTACAAACAAGATGAAATTGCATCAATTGATTGTGGATTAAGACCAGATCGTTGTATTCTTGTTTATTAATACTATAAATTTTTTATTTTTAAAACCAATAGATATTTTTCTATGAAGATATTCAAGCGATTTTAATTTTTCTTAGAAACACTGCTTTTGGTTCAGAATATAAAGTAACATTAACTGATCCGAAAACAAATAAAGATTTTAATGTAACCGTTGACTTAGGTACATTAAAAATGAAAGATTTCACTTTAACACCAGATTCAAATGGTGAATACAAATATTTTATGGAAAAATCTAAGGTAGATGTTACTTTTAAATTTTTAACAAAAAAACAAGAAAGTGAAATAGACGAAATTCAAAAAAGTTGGAATGGTTTAGGTGTACCACCGATTATGACAAAAAGGCTTGAATTTATGATTAAATCTGTTGCAGGTAATAAAGATATGATGAATATTAAAAATTTTATTGATAGATTACCAATTAAAGATGCTCAGGACTTTAGAAAATTTATAAACGATAACAAACCAGGTTTAGATTTAACACAAAAAACAATCGCCCCATCAGGAGAAGAAGTCCTATTTGTTATAGGTTTCGGGGTGGACTTTTTTCGCCCTTTCTACGGAATATAGAAAGGATCAACTTTCAGAGATATTATTTTTGGTTAAAAAAGGTTTTACCTATTCGGATATTTTGTCCATGCCTATTTATATAAGAAGATATTTCATAAATTATATAATAGAATTAGAAAAAGGTTAAAATAATGCCAAATTTAAATTATTCAGCGTTAGCAAGATTTTCAAATGATTATACTGACGTATTTAATGAAGCTTTAAGACAAAATGGTGGTAATCCATTAACTTCCGATGAAAAAAGAAGATTAATGGATGAATGGAATAAGGTACAAAAACAATCTAACTCTGGATCAAGTTCATCTAGCACAAGTGGTACAGGTACTGTTAGTACCGGTAGTGCAATTAAGGATGTTGGTACAGCATCTTTGAACGCTGTTATGGGTTTATTAAAAACTCAAGAATCACAATCAAATACTTATTTACCTAATTTACAAGATCAATTGGTGGGTATAGATGATCTAATGGAAAAAATTAAGACAGGAACTTTTACTTTACAAGGTATGGGTAAAACACTTGTCGAAATGGTGGCCAAGGGAATGGAAAGTTATTATGCACGACAGACAAAATTATTAGAAGAAGTTAACTCCAAAGCACTTTTAACAGGTGATCTTTCTAGAGATTTTAGAGAAACAATAACAGACGCCAACCCAAGATTAGTTCAACTTGGTATTAGTTTTGCGGAGGTGGCAGATGCTGCAATTTCAATTGTAAATGAAAGTGGTAGATTTGCATTGGTCAATCAACAAACATTAGAAAAGGCGGGAGAGGTTGGTAAGGCATATTTAGGTTCAATGCAAGACATGGTTAGCTTATATGATGATTTTGAAAAAATAGGTATAGGTGCACAAGAAGCAAATTCAGCAATAGAAAGAGCGGGTAAACGTTCTATGGAACTCGGTTTACAATCTAAAAAAGTAATTGGTGACTTAGCACAAAATATGGACAAAATAAATTCGTATGGTTTTAAAAACGGTATTGATGGATTGGCAACTATGGCAAGAAAGGCAACTGAATTTAGAATGAGTATGAATGAAGTTTTCCAAATAGCGGATAAAGTTATGAATCCTGAAGGTGCGTTAGAATTATCCGCTAATTTACAAGTATTAGGTGGTGCAATAGGTGATTTTAATGATCCACTTAAATTAATGTACATGTCAACAAACAATGTTGAGGGACTACAGGACGCATTAATTGGTGCTGCAAAAGGTTTGGCAACATATAATTCTGAACAAGGTAGATTTGAAATAACTGGTGTTAATTTACGTAGAGCAAAAGAAATGGCCGCTCAAATGGGTATTTCATACAAAGAACTCGCACAAGGTGCTTTGGCAGCGGCTGAAAAATCATCGGCGGCTTCTGATTTATTGGCTAGAGGTTTAACTTTAGATCCTGACCAAACGGAATTTTTAACAAACATAGCGAGAATGAAAGATGGTAAGATGACCATCGATTTAGGAAAATCACCAGATTTACAAAAATATTTTGGTAAACAAGAAGTTGCATTAGATGAGTTAACAGACCAACAAGCAAAAGAATTATTACAATACCAAGACCAATTAAAAGAAAAAACAACAGAAGACATTGCGAGGGGACAGGCTTCAAATATTGAAAACATAAAAAGAGATGTCAATTACATTGCGTTATTGGGTATGAATCAGGCGGGTAAAAAAGGAACTCAACTTGCGGAAACATTAGGATTTGGACCAACAGCACAAGCTAAATTAGCACAATCAACTAAAACCGAATCGGTTGCAGGAGGTAAATTGGTTACAGACTTTGTTGATAAAATGGGTAATAGTGTAGATAATCAGTTAAAAGAAGGTCAAAAGATAATTAGGGATGGACTTAAGGCTCAAAATATGAACAAAGAAAACAAAGAAGCATCAAACACAAAAACAACCGCAACAACATCAAATAATGCACCACAAACAAATAATAATATAGTATTTGATTACGATAAATTTGGTAATATAATAAAAAGAATAAAAATTGAACCTACAGTTGTATCACCAACAAAAAATAGTTATCTAGTGGTAGATGAATAATTTTTTAATTAAAACCTATTTATAATATAAATTATAGATGCCAACATATTTAGATTTTAATACAACAAGAACATTTAGGGATGCGTTAATTGTTAGAACACTACAACAACCAAATGGTCCACAGACATTTAATGCAAGTAACTATACAGTACAAAATCTAAGTGATTTTTCAAATGTAGATCCGGGTGCGGTAGATACAAATAGAGCAAATGATTTACAACAACATCAAAATTCTAACACATTTAAACCGTTACAATATTTTGTTAAAGATAGGATAGATACAATTCCAAGAAGAGCAAATTTATTATTATATTATAATGGAACACCATATTTTAGAAGTGGTAACTATAATTTAGTTGGTATAATGACCACATCAAATTACGATAATGAATCTGAATTATTTAAATTTGCGGCATCATATATTAGGGATAAAGATCAAAAGGGTCCCGTGTATTCTAGAATAGAACAAAATCTTAAAAGAGTAACAGAAGGTAGGGTTAGATTATTAGATGCAATAAGAGGTAATAATACCACAGCAATAAATCTAATAACAGGTAGAGAACCGTTAGTTGATCCAAACTATCAAATTACTGTTGCAAAAACATTACCCGGTAAAGCCATTGATTTTTTACAATCTGTTGCCGGTGTGGAATTCCCATTTACAGAAATACCTGGTGATTATTTAAGTAATCCGGCGAATCCTGTAAATGTTAGACCTGATACAAGAACTGAATTAGGTGCGATACTTCAGGATGTCACAGGTGCTTTAGGTTCTTTAATCGGTATTCAAAGAAGACCACAAAGAGACAGGAAACCTTCTGATCTTTTTATTGAGTATATGGGTCAGGGTCAGAAACAAAGATTATTTGACAACTTATCTTTTTCAAAATATGCACCAAATTATACCACAACAGCAAGATCACAAAATTCATCTAAATTATTTAATTTTGTTGATAATGTTGCACAAGGTGTTAAAAATGTTTTAGGTGTTGAAGCACCGGCAGGTATCGCATATATCGGTGATGACAGAGGAAATGATGTAAAATACGCGATGAGTGATTTTAATGATAGACCTGTTAAAAGTAATTTTTATTTAACTTTAATGTTTGATGAGATACAAGCAACTCTATTTCAAAGAACAAAAAATATCGGTGAGGGAGGACAGATTTCAAATAAATTAACTTGGATAAGTAAAAATTCAAAAAATAAAATAGGTGCGAACAACGAGTTTTTTAATTTACAAAAATCAAATTACGATCAGTCTCTATCGAGTGGTTTTGATTTTAGAGAAGATTCTATTTTAGGAGTAACACAAGAACTATTAAATACATTACCAACAAATGGTGGTGAAGCCCGTTCACATGTGGCAAATGTTATTGACCAAACAAGTAGAGTTTTTGGTGAAGGTGATATTAGAATATCTAGAGGTTCTGCAGTTAAATATACAGATAAATTTACAGGAGAAGAAAGTGGTGTTGAGTATTGTAGAGTGTGGACAAAAGATAGACCATACATGACAAGGTCAGATACCATGAAAAGAGGGACTAATATTAGAAAATTTGAAGGTAGTGTTTTAACAACACCTTATAATTTGAATATTGCACCTATGTCCGATGGTAATAAAAGTTTTGAAGGATCGTCAAATATATTTCCAAATTACCCGTATGGTGGTGGATTTTATGCTAAAAAATATATGTTTTCAATTGAGAACTTGGCATGGAAAACATCTAATAGAGAAGGATTTACAGTTCAAGATTTACCATATTGCGAAAGAGGACCAAACGGTGGTAGAGTTATGTGGTTTCCACCATATGATTTAAAAGTAAATGAAACAAACAATGCAAGATGGGAAGAAAACTTATTTTTAGGTAGACCTGAACCAATCTATACTTATCAAAATACATCAAGATCAGGTACAATTTCATTTAAAGTAATTGTCGACCATCCAAGTATAATGAACTTATTGGTTAGAGAAGTCTTTAAGGATATGTCAGATGAAGAGGCGGACAATTATATAAATGCCTTTTTTGCTGGATGTCAAGATGTTGACTTATATGATTTAGTTAAAAAGTACGCAACATTAAATGAAGATGATATAAAACTAATTCAAAGATATTTGAATGCGGGTGTATCAACTGAATTAATACAAAAATATAAAGTAGTAACTGAAGATATTAAACAAGATGAACCAAACACATCACCTAGCGGTGGAGGTACTCAACCACAAAATATTAATTTAGATGTTAATCTAAAATTTGAGAACGATTATCCAAAAATGAGTACTAAGAATTATATAACTGCGGAAAGTTATGAAACTGCATATTCTTATTATAAAGGATCGTCACCCACACAACAAACTGGAGATTATGACAAACAGAAAAATGCTTTACAAAAAAATTTAAATCTTTTGTTAACCGCATATAGTGCAACAACAAATCCTGATAAAAACATGTTAAACGATATAAAATTATTATATGGTAAGACAGATGTTAGAGGTACAAGTAAAAGTAGTTTAATACAAATATCTTTAAATAGATTAACAGATATTTTTAGTAAATTAGATGAGAATTATAGTACATATAGAAAAACAATTGATCAATTAAAAGTAGACATATCTGGAGGTACGGTACAAGAAGTTACAATTGAAATAGGATCATCAACATCCGCGTTAACAAATAATGAATATAACCTTAATTTATCTTTTAGAAGAACATATTCAATCTTAAAGGACATTTTTGAAAAAATAGCAAATGATCCTTCGTTTGATATGGAAAAGTTTAGAACAACAAGATTAAAATATGTATTTCCAACAGATCCAACCACCAATAATATTAAAGACACTAAGTCCCCAATACAATGGGTTAATGATATTGTTACATTTAGAGACATTGGATACGAGATAGATGGTAAATTTAAAATAAAAGTAACAAACTATGGTGAATATGGTAATGTAGAAGAAAATGGATCTAGTGTTTCGTGTACAACACAAGATTTTTTATATCCGCTAAATGTATCTGCAGGTGAAAAATTAGATGTTGTAGCACCAGTTGCGGTTAATTGTAGACAATCAAAAGTAAAGATAGGATATATTAAACAACAGGTACAACCAACACCACCTCCACCACCACCAAATCCACCTGTTTTACCAAAGACATCATTAGAAGAAGATGGTAAAATTGAAATTAAAAAAGAAATAAAGAAACCACCTATTGATGTTATGAAAAGATTGATAATGAAAACATTATCGGAGTGTTTTTATTTCAAAAAATTAGAGGAGGATTCACCAATACAATTTTCATCTTTAAAAGAAAAATTAAAATATTTTCATCCCGCATTTCATTCAATGACACCGGAAGGTTTAAATGCTAGATTAACATTTTTACATCAATGTATTAGACCTGGCGACACATTACCAATAAAAGGATTATCAGATGAAGCCGATTTAAATGCCAGAAACACAACATTTGGACCACCACCAATTTGTATAATAAGAATTGGGGATTTTTATCATTCAAAAGTTGCCATAAAAGATATAAGTATAAATTTTGATGATGCTGTTTGGGATTTTAATCCTGAAGGTATTGGTGTACAACCGATGATTGCGTCTGTCACATTACAATTAAGTTTCATTGGTGGACATGGATTAGAAAAACCAGTTGAAAAATTACAGAACGCACTATCATCTAATTTTTATGCTAATACCGAAATGTACGATGAGAGATCCATACCAACAAATACAAAAATTGCTGGTGTTGATGCGGAACAGTTTACAAAAGATTTTTTAGAAAAGATACAAAAAAACGCACCAAAAACACCTGAAAGACAAGACGATGTTAATAATGGAAATAATATTGTTAATGGTAAATTTATAGGTAAACCTGAAGGTGAAGAAATAAGTTACGATGATTTAGTCAACGGATTATTTAAACAAGTTGAGAATTATTTTGAAAAATATAAGAGTGCTTATAACACATCTTTATTAAAATATGGTGAAGATATTACAAGTTTATTCTTTTCTGAAACATATAGACCAATAACAAAATATGATGTTTATACACAACCAAATGGTGCTCAAACTGTTGTTTTAGATTTAGTAGGTGAATACAAAAAAAGTAAAGAATTACCAATAATATTGAGAGACGTTAGAGAAAGATTTGTTGATGTTATTGAAAATAAAATACCAAGTTTAACAAAAGACCTATTAGACGCAAAAATACCGGATGCTAAAGTCCCAAATTCAGATCAAATTTTAAAACCATATTTAAGTTCAGAAATTAAAAAAATATTTGATGAAATTCCAGAAAAATTTGGGGCAATTGAAAAAGATCTAATATTGGCTAGAAATGAAATTATAAAAACATTAGATGGGTTAAACTATTTAATCTATTATATACATGATGGAAAAATAGAAAATGAAAAATTCACAAAGGTTGATTTATCTGGATTTACATATGATATTTTATTGGACAAATATTCATCGTGCGTTGATTATATTAGTGATAACCATGTAAGATTAACTAATAAAATTTCTAACACAGTTAATTTTAATAATCCACAATCAATAACAGACGCACAAGTTATAAAAATGATTTCAAATTTATTAAGTGATTATAAAAATAATATATTAAATCAATATACTGATGTACTTGTTTTCAGACCTAATGTTGAAAAAGAAAAATTATCCAAGTCGTTAGATAAATTTTTAGAAAAACCTGATGATATTAAATTTAAATTAAAAAAATACCCAAAAAGAAAAGACACATTAAAAATTAAGTTTAAAACAGGTACACAATCAGATATTACCGACACCAATGAAAAAGATATACTTACAAAAATAAATTCTACAAAACAACCTGTAGATAAAAAACTAAATTATTTTAGAAATGAGTAGAAGTTATTATGATAGATATGACGAATTTCTTATTGATGGTGAGTTTAGAATAGTACCTGGCATAGAAATACCTATAAAAAAGACAGATAAGTATGTTTTTTTTAAAAAAAATCAAACTAGATTAGATAAAATTTCAGATCAATATTATGGTACTCCTGTCTTCGGGTGGTTAATATTATTGGCCAACCCATTAGCGGGTAGTATTGAATTCGAAATACCTGATAATTTTGTAGTTAGAGTACCATTTCCACTAGTTACCTCTTTACAAGATTACAAAAGAAACGTAGAATTGTATAAATTATATTATGGGGAATAAAGATATTTCAAATAGTGAGGACATTCTTGTTAAATCAGATGTAAATAATTTAATTTATGTCGACCCTAACAGTGTTGTTGTGGATGGTGAAATAGAACCTAGATCTATTCGTCCTGAAAATTTGATGATGTATGTTAATTTGGAGGCGGATATTATTCCCAGATCTATTTTAGTTTCTAGTAATGATAAAAATACTTTAATATCTATAGCAAAAGGTACTCTTAATTTTTTAAGAAATCAAAATGGTGATGATTTTGATACGTCATGGACAAATGCATTTTTAGAAAAAACAGAAATTACAAAAAAAAGTACCGACATAAATGGTAATAAAATAAATGTAGGTACTGGTGAATTTTTTCAATCGGATGGAACCGGACAAAGTTTTGGTATTGATAGTATAACAATAACAACCAAAGGTTTGAACTCAATTCCACAAGTTACAATAAACTTTATAGATGTTAGAGGTAAAACATTATTTGAGTCTCCCGAAAACTCACCATATAAAGCATTTTTTCATTTACCTTGGCCGATATTTTATTTGACAGTTAAAGGTTATTATGGGAAGGCAATTAGATATAGATTACATTTAGTAAAATTTACAACAAAATTTAACGAAGGGTCTGGTAATTTTGAAAGTATGGCAACATTCGTTGGTGCAACATTTGCACACATTTCTGATATACCATTAAATGGTATGTTAAATTGTCCTTATATGTTTAGAGTTGAAAATAGTACAAGACCAACATTTAATGAAGGTAGTGGTACTTTTGAAAAAAAGATTTCAAAATCATCTAGAGGATATGCAATTTTAAGATCTGTTTATAATGAACTAAAACAAAAAAAATTAATTGATCCAAATTTTCCCGTAAAAACACTTAAAGAACTTATTACAATTTCAGAAAGTTTAGATAAAATACTGGAAAACGAAATATTTCAAAAAGTAGATTTTAAGGTTTTCGCAGGTATAGTTGAATATGAAGATGGTTTATCAAAATTAGGTGAATACATAAACATATGGACAAAGAAAAATTTATCTACTGTTAGTTTCACTGGCGGAACAAGGGGGGATGAATTATTTTATTTATTAAATATATCCGATAAAACAGATAAATCAAAAATAAAAGGAGATTCAGACGATACTCTTGAAAAGGGTTTAAATAGGTATAAAGAACTTTTATCTAAAACTAATTTATTTGCCAATAATGTAATAAACAAGACAAGTAGTGATTTTACTAAATTAAAGAAAAGTAACGATATTAAAAATATCGATGATTATATTGGTTATAAAGACAAACAAGTTGGGTTGAATATTGATTTACTTGGTGAGGATTATAAAAAAATGGTAAATGAATTTTTAAAACAAAAAGATGCACTACAAAAAGATGTTGAAAAAGAAATAAATACAATTTTAAGAGACCCTAAAAAGGGTATTGGGTTTGAACCAACAATAAGAAACATATTTGCTGTGGTTCTTGCTAATGCAGAAGTTTACATTAGACTATTAAAAGATACACATAATAAGGCATTTCAAGATGCCGAAACTAGAAAAAATTTATTAGTCGGATTTTCCGATGAAACACCTGGTGGTGGTGCGGTATATCCTTGGCCGGAAGTTAAAAAAAGTACAGGTTCAGGTAGTAAAAGTAAAGTAGTGGCATATCCTGGTGATAAAGATCTATTACAAAAATTGAAAACTAATGATAAGAAATTGTGGCCAGAAATTGATTTTGTTGAAGACTATATTGCGGTAACAACTAAAAAATATGACCCATTATCAGAAAAGGAAGGTGGTATTGGTAAAATAGATTACGTTTTTGAAGATAATTTAGATGAGGGTAAAATAAAAAAGATAAGTACACTTGACACACTAATAAATGGTTTTGGTAAATCTTTAGGTGTAATTCCTTATACAGAAAAAACATTAGTTTCTATATTATATGAAATATTTGAAAGATCATATTATATAACATTATTTGATTCTTTTAATTCAAATACAATAAGAGAATTATCTAATTTTGAATTTGAAAACTTAAGCGAGTCGATAAAACATGACAATGATGTTATTGATATATTAAGAGACAGTGTTAAAAGTTTTCCTGACTTATTAAACTTAATGAGAAGTCTATCACCATTTGATAGATATCCATATTACGTTGATAGACTACCAACAGTAGGTTATATTTCTAGCATAATAGATAGTCCACACATTTTTGAACAATATTACGACCCTAACAGGAATTCTAATAATAATACTAACCCTAAACCTGTTAATAATGATTCTTTATATGTTAAATTAAGTGATGATTTATTAAGATATCAGTCAGATACATATAGAACAGAAATATATCCATTTAATTCAAAAACATATTTGTCTTATTTAAAACAAAATAGTTTTACTGATAATGAGTTTAAATTTGGTAACACTTTAAAAGTCAATACATCGGAAGGATTTATTTCAACAGAGGTGAATCCCGAATTATGGGTTAAAGATAATTTTAAGAATAATATATTTTCAAATAAATTGTATTTAGGTACCACTACAGTACCAGTACCTGGTACGGTACAAACATTCGGTTTAGATACTAAAGTCAATATTTTAAATACACCATATTTCCACAAACAATTATATTCCGATTTCTTCAAATCAGGAAGAGTTGGTAAGTATGTGGGTTCTGCATATTTATTACTTAATTCATTACCTTTTAAAGATTTGGAAGATAGATTTTCAAATAACATAAAAGTATCTTCTTTATTTAGAGAAATAGGTTCAACACATTTTATACCATATCATTTACTATTAAAATGGGGATCAATATATCACAGATATAAAAAGAAAATTTTAGACAATAATGATATATTAGATGGTTTTTTAAGTACATCAAATATAACCACAAATTTTAATGGTAGTGAGTTTTTTGATAATAATTCTGGATTTACATTTACATTAAATGGTAGTGGTGTGACATATTCTAATAATTCTGATGTAGGTATTCATCCATATTATGATGCTATATTTCACCAAGTAGTTAATGGTTATAATCATTATGATGTATTTTCAGGTAGTCCTTCTTTTGATGTAAATGTTGTTGCAGGTGGGATTATAGGTAATGCTCGAGTTGTGACAAACGGAATGAGATATTGGACAACATTTGTTGATAATTCCAAATACGACCCGAAAGATCTCAGATTTACTGTATTACCATCAGATGGGGGTAATTCATATATACCACAAAATAATTTTTTTGAACAAGAACAAAAATACACAAGAATAATTTGGGAGGATGAGGGTTTATTTAAAAATTTTAGTGGATTAACATTTGCTTCCCCATACCAATATACCAGAAATTATAATAGTGGTTCCACAACTAATGATAATATATTTTCTATGGACACAAACTATAGAAAAGTTATCGATTTAATTGCAACATTTAATCCAGATATTCTGAACGAAATGGAAGAAATGTTCATAAATTTTGCAACGTCGACAGTAAAAGAAGAATTACCTTATAAAAAATTTGAAAGTGTTTTTTATGATAAGTTTCAATCTATTTTAAAAGATTTGTGTAGTGTAGAAAAAATATCAACAGATACTGGTAGAACAGATCAAATTATTATTGATATAAAAAATAGACAAAAAGACAAGATACAGAACATACATACAAAATTATTAAGTAAAGATAATTTAATAAAATTTACAAACGGAAACCCTAAAGAAATTGATTCATATGTTGTTAATGGGTTTGCAAATATAAATTCTGGAAGTACATTTAGTTATAATACATTTAATATTGCTCAAGTATCGCCCAATTCAAAATATATTGATCTTTATTTAGGTGAAGATATTGATAATAAATATTTACAATTTTTTGCAACAAATGATATTGAGTTAAGTGAGGACAATGTAATTCAGTTTAGATCGTTAGCACAAATATTTGCTGGACATTATTTAAACACCGCATCACCAACTAAACCTGATTTTATAGATTATATTAGAAAAAATGTTTTAGTAATTGATTCAACAACAACTTTAACAAAAAGACATACCGAATTTTTACAAAATTTAATTTCACAGTTTAGTAAGTTAACAAAAACAACAGATGCACAAAGAATGACACCAGTTAGTGGTTTTGGTGATGAAATATTAAAACTAGAAACATATAATTTTTTCAAGTCATTTAATGATAAGTGGATTGGAGGTAATTCAATCGGTCAAAGATTATTATTTGAAGAATTTTTATTTTTAGATAAGGCAAACAAAGATATTGGTTCTGATGCGTATTTTAATATACAAAAATTAATACCATTAGGTGACACAAAAAATCAAAAATTAAATTTATACAGTGTTATTTCTGTTTTAATACAAGGTACCGGATTTGATATGAGAGTACTTCCCTCATATATAAATTTTTATGGTGCAAATTATAGTAATAAAGTTAAATTGATTCCTTCCAAAAAATTAGCCAAAAATTTGTTTGGTACGTTTTTAGAAGTTGATTATCAAGAATCGTCACCCAAAGTAATTTTACAATATACTGGACCAACATCAAAACATTTGGATCTTAACAAATATAATAAAGATTATAAATTTATTGATGACAGTTTTAATATACAAGATCAAAATAGAAATCCATTAATAATAACCGCACCTGCTGTATTTGATAATGCTGAATTATCAAAATCAAATAGAGTCGTTGCATTCGAGGTAAGTTTTGGTGATCAAAATCAAGGCATTTTTAAAGGAGTACAACTTGACCAATCATCATTAAAAAATACTACCGAATCATTTATTGCAATGGAAAATTTAGGTAGATCTGAATCAGGTGCAAATGCATATCAAGTAGATATTGGGTTATATGACATATACAGACAATCTTCATATACATGTCAAGTTAGTTCTATGGGTAACGTCATGATACAACCAACAATGTATTTTTATCTTAAAAATATTCCAATGTTTAAAGGTACGTATTGGATTACGGAGGTTACACATTCTATAAGAAATAATAATATAACAACAAATTTTACGGGAACAAGAATACCATACGCGTCTTTACCTGATCCAAAAGAGGCCACTATGGCAACCTATAGACCTTTATTTGAGTCCATAGTAAATAAAGCACAAATAAAGGTTAAAGAATCATTAATAAAGAGACCTGAAAGTGAAATATCATTAACAGTACAAGATGGAAGGACAGTGACAGTAGACTTATCTGGTAAATCATTTAATGGTGAAACATTAGTACACAGGTCGGGTGTTAATATTTTTGGTGTACCGTATAATGGATTTAGTGATAATAAAACAACTGGTGAAAAATATATACAATTAATTGAAAATAAAAACTATTCATCTCCTGATAAGAATTATGAATGGTTAAGAGCGGCGGTAGTTAAAATGGGTGGAGGGATATATAAAATTGATGATGATATGACAATGGGTGTTATCAATAACATTAAAACAGATCCTAAACCAAAACCATTATTATGGGGTGAAATAAAAGATAGTAGTAGTACTTCATATTTTTATGGTACTAGATTTCAAACACCTAATGTTATTAGTGGATCTAAAATTATTACCGCAAATGCTAAATTTATAAATCCTAAAAATAATAAAGAAGTATTTGTATCACCATCATATGATTTAAATTCCACAGTTAAAAAAGTAACCGGACCTGTACATGTGGGTCCATTATTACAAGGATACGGTATTTGTATGTCAGATAAACTAATGAGGGATTTGGGACTAATTGATGGAGATATTGTTTATTTTAAACTATATTGAGAATATTCAAGTTTTTAGAATATTTATAATAAAAAGTTATGGATAATTCAAAATTAAACAAAACAATGGATCAATTTTTAAATCCAAAAACTATCAAAAATGTATCTAGTGATGGTATGGAAAGAGAAGAGTGTGATTTACAAACAGGAGAATGTTATGTGATAAGATCTAAAGATGGTATAGTAGAAAGAATAAATAAAAAATATATTACCGAAGACGGTAG